GCCTTAACTCTCAGATTGATATCTATGATATAGAAGGCAGAACAAGAGCGGTATACGATGGCCTCACTCTTACGGGCTATGACAACATAAACCCAGGACCTTATGAAGTAAATACTGATTTTTGGACGCCCCCAACTGCACCTGCTGTAGACCCACCTCCAGACCCTGACTCGGAAATTGAAATTATCAGCACCGAATCAACTGAGTACGAAAGCAGAAACAAATACTATCATACTAGAGAGGGTGATATTAGAAGAAAGATCTTTAAAATGACCCAGGCTAAACAAAATATATCTTTTGTTTATAGAGACTCTCTCCGGGCCATGATCTCCGCGTTTAATGACGTTGGTTATATTTCTGCTGAAGATAAATTTAAAGAAATTAAATGTTTTCATGCCAATGCTGAGAGGGCTATCGCTAAACTTAAGCAAGAAGAAAATATTATTCTTCCTATGCTAACGATTTCTCAAACAACTTCAGCCAACGATGATTCCAGAAGAAGGCAAGAAAGCGTTCTTGTAAACGAAAAGTATTGGGATAAAGAAAAGAATCGAGCATTCAGAGTTCTTAGTTTAGCTCCAAGACCTGTTGATATTAGCTATACTCTAAACATTTGGTGTAAGTATAACGCTGATATGGATCAAATCTTAGAACAAGTTAGATTAAAATTTAATCCAGATATGAATGTGCCCACAAAATTTTCTACGATAGCTAAAGCTTCTATAGAAAAAGAGGATTCTGCGGGCGAAGATGTAGCAGGGGATAAAGAAGATCGAGTAATAAGGAAAAGCTTTAGTATTGTGCTAAAAACATACGTCCCGAACCCTAAATTCTTAGTAACCTCTACTGGAAAAATAGAAGAATTTAATACGGAGATTGTTCTGTCGTGAGTCAAAGACTTTGTGTAGCTGGTCAACCCGCCACATGCAATGGACATATTCAGACTGGGGGGTCTAGGGTGACAATAGGTGGCTTAGGTGCATGTAGGGTTGAAACTGATTCTGCTGGGGGTTTAATTATTGGCCCTGGATCACAAAACATAACAATTGAAGGGTTGAAAGCCTCTTTGGAGGGTGATGTAATCACTGCACATGGAAAACCTCCGCACTCAACTGTATTTACAGTAGCAGGTCAAAACCAAGTTACAGGTGGGACTGGCTTTGCTGGGGATGAAAGATCTACTGGGTTTGCTCCTAAGCCAGATCTAATAGTAAACAATTTCTCAGTATCGTTGTCAGAAATTCATTGCTCTGGTCAGGGGGTATACCCTCCCCCTTCAATTACGGAAGCATATCGTTATTGTAATCCAAATTATCAGGGAGTATATAATGGCCCAACACAATTCCCAGAGATAGTCTTCTCGTATACTGTTACAAATATTGGTTTTGATACAGCGCAGCCCTTTACTATAGGACTGTGGAGGTTTACAGAAGAAATACCTAACCGAGCCATAGTAACTAATGACTCAGTATCTTTTTATCCTGGGGTTATTTTACAAAACAGCATAGCGGTTAATGGATTGCAGCCGCAAGAAACTTTTTCCGGGCAGTTTACTTATTCAGGACCTTATTACGCTAGTTTGCGGCAGTATGCTTTCGGAGTATACGCGGATATAAATAGCGAGACTACGGAACCCGCTGAAGATAACGCATCTCCAGTAATTGTAATACCGATAGATAACGAATGTGGATAAAAAAAGTTCTAAAAAGACTTCGGTGCTTAGTACATATAAAGGAAGGAAAAAACTATGAAAGTAGTAAAAAACGATAGTCTTCAATCTTTTTCTATTTTTTTTAAAACAGAAAGAGGTACGAAGGAAAAATGGTTAAAGCCAGGGGAAAGTATTGTCGTTCCAGAAAGTTATATTACGGAACAAATAAAAACATTACATAGAAGGAGAGTCTTTAAGATCTCTAACGCCTAAGGAATAGAATTATGGCTAATTTTGTGAGCCCTGGTGTCTACACCATTGAAAAAGATATATCAGATTACACGCCTTCAATCAATACTTCGATTGTTGGTATAGTTGGTTTTGCCGATAAGGGTCCTACAAATAAAGCCACCCTAATCACTAGTCAAAACAATCTGGTCCAAGCTTTTGGAGAGCCTAGAGAAGCTATAGTAGGTCAAGGTTTAGAGGGTTCTCTTGAAATTTTAGAGACCACTAATCAACTTTACTTTGTTAGAGCTTCAGACCCAGATAGCTCCAAAGATGCTTCTGCTACTATAAGTATTGGGGGTTGTCCGTCAATGCTTGTTAATGCTAGTGGCTTCGGCGTTTCCGCACCCGTTACATTCAGAATTCAAGTTAGAAACCAGGATGGGGTCGCTCAATTCTTAGATAACGATGGAGGGGGAAGAGACTTTACTGTAAACGTACCCAACGCTACTTGCCAAGCAGCCGCTTTACGCAGCGTTATAGGAGGTGGTCTTGATTCCGACGTTGTAGGCGTTTTTGATGACGGTCAAACTGATGCTGGCCTTGGGCTTTCTGGAGCCATCGTTGGTTCTTTTGCTGGTTCAGGAGCTTCTCTCTCCGTCACTGCTTGTTCTGGTACATCGTACTTAGAGACAGACGGGGCTCCAATCTTAAAATACTCCAACCCTTTCATAGCTGATACGAATTTCGGCGCTAGTGGCGTAGGTCTTTCTTCTCTAACTATTTACGGTAATCAAGTAGTTACTACAGGGGGGAACTCAGCGTCTTACAAAATCGAATCCCTATTCCCAGGAGCAGGTTACAACGGTGGAACAAGAACTAATGGAGACACAAGTGGAAACTCCATAGTAATCAACTCTTTAGGAAGCCAAAACTTCGTAGTCGTTGTCAACGAAAACGGAACAGCAGTAGAGAACTTTAAATCTTCTTTTGTCAGTGCTGGGAGTTTCTTGCAGGATGTAATTAATACAGGTGCAACAAGCCCTACTTCAGATGTTATAAAAGGTAACCTTATTAAAGCAGGTACAGACGCGACTGTAACGAAACTAAACTCCTTCCTTGATTTACTCTCTGTTTTATTAGGTGGGACTGCTTTTGATATTACACATAAAGTTACCATAAATGCAGCCGGGCAAGTCCAAGCCCCAGTAGCCGCAACAGGCGATGCTACAGCCGGACCTAGGTTTGTAAAACTAGTTGCTTCTTCCGATGCACAGAATTTAGTTGGGGGCGAGAGTGGCTTCGGTGGAGGAGAAGCCGCAAGAACTGTTGCTCTCATAGGAGATGTTTCTAAAGATCCTAAAACAGGAATGCAAGCTTTAGACGATAGGACTCTTAACATAGGTTTAGCTTTAGTTCCTGGGATTCAAACTCAGCAAGTACAAAACGAACTAATACTTTTAGCTGAAAGAACACAAGATTTCTTAGCTTTAGTTTCTCCTCCTTACGCAGTGGGAACAGTCCAGGATGCTATTGACTGGACTAACGGACGGGCCGCGACTACAGGGTCTAGAACAGCAGCAATAAATAGTTCTTATGCGGCTGTCCACTGGCCTTGGGTAAAAGTTTTTAGTACCTTCGATGGTATAGACAGGTTCTTTGATCCTTCTATTTACGCTGCCAGACAAATGGCCTTTACAGATGCTGTTTCTGATAGCTGGTTCGCCCCTGCTGGCTTTCGTAGAGGAAGACTAACCAAACCTACAGAGGTGGAAGTAAAACTCAACCAGGGGGATAGAGACAGCCTTTACAGCGGAGGCAATGTTGTCAACCCCATTGTTTCTTTCCCTCAGCAAGGAATTACAATCTTCGGCCAAAGAACTACTCAAAGAGAACCTACTGCTCTAGATAGGATTAATGTTCGTAGGTTGATGATTTACATTAGAAAAATTATCCTCTTATCTACACAAAGATTTGTGTTCGAGCCAAACGACGAGTTTACTTGGGCAGAAATCGAGGGAGTTCTTAATCCTTTCTTAGATGATATTAGGAGAAGAAGAGGCATTACTGAATTCCGAGTAGTTTGTGATGAAACTACAAACACCCCACTTAGAGTGGATAGAAACGAACTCTGGACAAAGGTTCTTGTCAAGCCGACTAAAACCGCCGAAATCCTTGTCTTTGAGATTAACCTAACCAATCAGTCGGCACAACTTGGAAACCTTTGAGGAAATAAATAATGGCAACATCTTACTATAAGGATAAATATGGGCGTGAGTTTACGCCAGGGCAGGGACTACCTACTGTTTCAACAGATTTAGATTCCGTTAGGGCATATCAGTTCGAGATTCATTTCTTCGGATTGCCTCAAGACATTACTAACTCAACTGATTTAACTTTAGCAGCTAAAAGAGTTAGTGGTTTAGAGATGAAGAACGCTCCTATCGTCATTGACCGAGTTAATGACAAGCTTCACTACCCAGGTAAAACAACCCCTGGTGAGCTTCAAGTAGAGTTTGATAACCTTTATCTAAGAGAAACTGCATCAGATTTATTCAGATTCTTCCGTCACACTTACGATCCTATCACTGGGGAGATGACTAAATCTTCTGCTCCAGGTGGAGAAGCCGGAACTACGTTTAAGGCTGACAAAGTAGAGGTCGTCATGCTTGATAACACTCTAAAGCCCCACTCTACCATTGAGCTATACGGAGTATTCCCAGTTACTTGGGCCGCTTCTGAATTTAATTACTCAACAAGCCAGTTCCACACACTGAACGTAAGCTTCAAGTATGATTTCATGAACGTGTACAACTACTCAAACCCATCTTGAACATAAACAAGTAGGTTATTAGCCCCGTCCTTTACCTGTGTGGGCGGGGCTATTTTTTTCATCTATAATAAAGCATGAATTACTTCTCAGAACTATTAGAAAGCTACGGAAAGCTAAAAAAGAGAACATACAAATTAACTTTTCTCAATGAAGATAGTGTAGCCGCAACTGCTTCTTCAGAAGCCACCGCCGCTGCTTCTGAGATACTGGGGATAATTGGTCAAGTGGCGGGTAGCGGTCAAGCACAAGAACAAAAAGGAGTTAGCTTTTCTGCTCCAGAGTTTAAGGGTCCTGCGTCTAATGATACCTCTAGTGCAGGAGAAGCAAAGCCGGTTGACGCGGCAGTAACTGTTGCTGGTTTTAGTGGTAACTGGCCTAAAGGAAAAAAAGCAAAAATGACGGGAGCTAAGAGTTGGAATGAACTATTGTCTCCGGCAAAAATAAAAAATAGTAACTCCGTGGGTTACGCTTTAGTTTCTTTTTGGTTAGACGGTGGCGCTACAGACGACATGAGGAACAATCAGAAGCTAACTGATGTAACAGAAAAACAAGAGGAAATAAATAGAAGAAAAACGATTGACGGTAGCTTAGAAGAGACGCCTTATATTCGTGTAAGTGCAATCTTAAATAATAGCTATAAAAAAATTGCTAAGAATATTAGACTAGGTTATCTTAATATGACTCCAGACGTAGCACTGGCTCAAATTGTATTAGGTAATCACGGTAACCGCGCCGGAGGTTTTATAAAGCAATTAAAGGATGGAGAAGTTAGAAAAGTAAATGAAGACGGAACCAAGTCCGTCAAAGGAGCGAAAGTTTCAGAAGCTCAGGCCGTGTCAATGGCTAAAAAGTTTGATATCTTGGCTAACTCTCCTTCTATCTCCAAAGGAACTAGAGAAGCGGAAAGATTTTGTAATAAGGTTAGTGATGAAAAGAGCCCTTTAATAGGAATGTATAAAGGGAGCCCAGTCATCTACGGAGCAGACACCACAGAGTCTTTAGTTTTCCCGACAGTAAACAAACTTTTAGATGGAGCTTTAAAGCAAATAAATAACCTTTGTGGGAAAACGGAAAATGATCTTTCTCAAGTCCCTTCTGAAACAGTTGATTCTAATTCTTTAAATGGTATTAGAGGAACATTTTTTGAGGATATATCTGTTTTTGCTATTAATATTATGGGAGCAAAAACTCAAAAAGAAAGAATAGCTTACGCTGAAGAGTTTAAACTTCTAATAAAAGAAAAGAGAGCGGACTTAGAGAAGATTATTTCTCAGTACGGAGATGACCCTGCGGCTTTAGATCTAGAGTTATTCGCGGAAGCTGATTATCAAAAAGAGCTTTTTGAAATTTTAAATAGCGTTCCTGCCTTTAAGGAGTATCTGTATAAAGAACTTTCTTTAGTAAAAGGGTTTACGGAAGAACTTAAAGCAACTTCTGCCGTTAGAACAGGAGGGGGAAAAGCAGCGGGGGGTGATAGAGATGATATCATTGCCTCATTTTCTTCTCAGGCGGACGCTGACGCAGCAGGAAAACTATTTGATGTTGATTCTTATGAAGAAGATGGTGTTTGGAAAATTTCTGTAGGGTCAAAGAGATATATTAAGGGTACTGAGGGAAAGATGGGCGAAGTTAATAGCGACGATCAACTAAGCAAGAACATGGATCCGTCGTTTAAAGGCGACAAAAATTATAATGCCGAAGGGATGAAACCAAGAATTTTAAAAGAACTATTTGGTTGGGATGGTAAGGATTATACCTTCGATGAAGCTGTGGAGAAATGGGAGAATGCTTATAGTTACTATCAGGAAATTCAAAAAGATGTAGATAAGCTGAAAGCTTCTTTCTTAGAAACAGAAATTTATAATGTTAACGGAAAAACTTTTCTAGAAACACCAAAGAAAAGGGCTGAGAACTTAATGAGTACCCTACAAAGTAAACTAGGTTATACTAGTTTAGAGAATTCTCCATTGAAAGATGTTCTGTACGACACGGATAACCAAGGAAATCTTTCTCTACTTGATTTAGAAGATCCTTCTACGAGGGAAAGATTAGCCGAGAAGGTTGGTC